GGTACAAGTCAGCGCGCCCCTGTCTCCTCTTCCAACGCGTTCAATTTAATTAGTTAGTGTATTCGTGAATACGAATTCATTAAAAGCGGTTTATGGGACGACCGAAGGGAATCTCGGTCGGGGGATTTACAAGACAAATCCCCAACTACAAAGCGGTGCGTCTGCACCGCAATAATGGACAAGCGCACAAGGTAAGCTGAAGAAAAAGACTGGCCACTTTATCTATCAAATCCGTTATAGCCCCGATCGAAGAGCGGGTTAACAGCTCCAAAAGAACGTAAGGTAACTGTACTTGTGACGTAACGTAATTGTAGACAAAGCGGTGATAAACAGGAAAGCGTGGGGGAAAAGGAAAGGGGGCTAGAGTGAATAACAACCTGCCAGTTGCAAGAAAGCTAACACGGAAACAGACCGCGTTGGTGGATACTATAGTAGCAAAAGGATGCAGCATTACACAAGCCGCGCCGCTTGCGGGATATGCAGATGGGGAGTCGGGAAGAGTGAGTGCTTGCAAGGCGTTAAAGCAACCGCATGTGCAGCAATACCTGATGGAAAGAATGAATGAGGAGTTTGGTCTAAGTGCTACAGTTGCTGCAGGGCAGTTACGGAGGCTAGTGACTAACGCAAAGTCCGAGTATGTCCAGTTGGAAGCGGCTAAGGATTTGTTAGACCGTGCAGGATATAAGCCGATAGATAGATCGCAAGTGCAAGTGGCAGGGGACATACGAGTCCAGATTGATTTGGCTTGAATCCTGCATTTCGTATGGCGGCTGTCGCTTAGTTTAGTTAGGGGGGGTCAAAACTTAGCTTACTGTCGTGTTAGTGTCTCTCTCCCTCGTATTTTTTTCTATCAAGGTTCGTTTTTCTTTTCAGAATTATTTTTTTATGCTAAAGGACGATTATGAGATATACAAAAGACCCAGAGCCTACTCCTAAAAAGGGCGATAATAAAACGGCTAAAGAGAAGTTAGAGAGCGAAGGCTATGCCCGCGAAGAAGTATCAGAATCCTAAAGGCGGTTTGAATGCCGCAGGTCGTGCTTATTTTAAGCGTAAAGAGGGTTCTAATCTAAAGCCGCCTGTTAAAGATAAGCCAAAGGCGGGTTCAAGGAGAATGGCTCGTAAGGTTTCTTTTGCTGCAAGGTTTGCGGGAATGAAAGGTCCAATGAAAGATGAGAAGGGTAGGCCAACGCGCAAGGCTTTAGCTTTGAGGGCATGGGGTTTTAGAAGTGTTGAGTCTGCTAGAAACTTTGCAAAGAGGCATAAGAAGAAGTAATGCCTAGTTCTAAGAATTACATTCGAGATTATTCTTCTAAGGGTGAAGGCAAATACGATAAGTCACCTAAGAGAATGAAAGATAACCGCGCCAGAAAAAGGGCGCGTTATTTGTTAGAGAAGTCTGGTAAAGCATCGAAGGGCGATGGCAAAGATGTTGATCACAAGAATGGCAATCCAAGAGACAACAGTAAGAATAATTTGCGTTTAGTTGGAAGGGCGCGTAATAGATCTATTAAGAGAAACAAAAATGCAGGAAAGGCATAGTTATGTGTTTTGGTGGAAAGAGTGCGGAACAGATGTATCAAGAGATGAAGCCTGAGCCTGTTCCTTTACCTTCATTATCTTTTGATTCGGTTACGGGTTCTAAACCTCAGTTTAAAGATGTTAAGAAACCTCCTACAAAAAGAAAAGGTATGACAAAACGATCTTCCCTTCTCAGCACTGAAGTTCAACCTATGGAATATTAAGATGTCTCAGAAAAGAATATCACTTCTTATTAAAGAAATAGCTGCGCTCGAAAAAGAACTTGAGTCGCTTAATCCTACATCAACACTTTTTCAGAAGCTAAAGCAGGGTATTCGATACGGACTAAGTAGAGATAGTGAAGTTTATAAAGGTAAATCAAACCCCAAACGACAAAAAATAATAGACGCTATAAAACGCAAAGAACAGCAACTAGACAAGCTGCAAGATAAAATGCCACAACCTAAAAAAGGAGATCCTGATTTCCCATGAGTACGGTTAATAAAGCAGGTAATTATACAAAACCAAAGATGCGTAAATCTTTATTCCAAAGCATAAAAGCAAGGGCTACACATGGTACGGCGGCAGGTCAGTGGTCTGCTCGAAAGGCTCAACTTCTTGCCAAGGAATATAAAAAGCGTGGTGGTGGTTATAAATGAAAGCATCTCAAAAGTCGCTTTATAACTGGGGAAAACAAAAGTGGCGCACTAAGTCTGGGAAAAAGTCTAGTGAAACAGGTGAACGGTACTTACCTAGCAAGGCTATTGCTGCTCTTAGTGATGCTGAATATGCAGCTACAACCAGAGCTAAACGAAAGGGTAAGGCTGCGGGTAAGCAATTTGTGGCTCAACCGAAAAAGATTGCTCGGAAGGTAAAACAATATAGGAGTTAGTTATGCCTCAAGGAAAAGGAACTTATGGTTCACAGGTCGGAAGACCAAAAAAGAAAACAATGCTGAAAGGTAAGCAAAAAAACTTACCACCTGCTTTGAAGAAAAAAATTATGGAAGCGAAGAAAAAGTAAATGGCTTGGTATATAAAATCAACTGGTGAACTCTGGACAGGTCCAACACATGAATTACATGGTTTCACTTGGACTGAAACAAATCATATGAGCTACTCAGTAAAGCTCGAACAGGGTGATGAACCAGTTAAAGCACGAACAGAGAAGGGTACATTTAAATCAGATGACCCTTCTACGCCTAATGTTGATGAATCAAAGAAAAAACCTAAGAAGAAAACAAAATGAGTTTTGTTGATATGCTCAAGCCTGAAGAATTACGGATGCTTCGAGGTATTGTAAAAAAAGTTCATTTTAAACACTTTGATGAAAAACATGGTGCTGCTTTTGTAACCAATAAAATGATTGATGGGGTAATAGATAATATTGGCCCTGATGTTGCGGAAGCGATGATAAAAGCGGGTGTTGATAAAGGATTAAGATAATGCAAAGTACATCAAGTAAAAGACATCAATCTAAATTAAAAACTCTTTTAAAAAAAATAAATAAAGAAATAGCTGGAATGGAATTAACTACTGGTGAATACTTTGGTAAAAGAATGCCTTCTAAAAGTAATCCTGATCCTAATTTAACACAAGAACAAAATGAACAACGCGCTCCTAAAAATAAATTTGGAGCTTTTACTATGTTTAGTGATACAAAGATTTTACTTAGAAGAGGTATAAGAAAACTAAAAGGTAAACCATCTGAATCAGAACTTGGAAAAAAACGACAAAAGCTTCAAAATTATTTAAAACAAATGGAAGAATTAAATCCAAATAAATAATGATAAAGTGGGTGTTAATAAAGGCTTGCGCTAATGGAACTTACTGAAGTTGAGAAATCTGTTTTATCTGTAATGATTCAATATGGACCTTCTTGGTTTTTTAGAGCTATAGATCCATCTACACCCACTTTAAACGGAAAAACAATATTTAGCTATACTCATGAAATAGATGGTAAAAATTTTTTATATCCTTCTATAAGAATGAAAAATGGCAAATTAAAAGATTATGATGAAGAAGCTTTCAAAGAAGCAGTTGAAAAACAGGACTATGTAATTTTACCTGATGATGTAGACCCAGAATTTTTTTCTAAAACATTAAGTGATGTAATAGATAAGTTTAGAAAAAGATCTATCGATGGCAATTGATTTTTCATATAAACCTGATGGTGAAGTTTTAAAAACTTTTATGAAAGACAATACCTTTTTTCGTGGTATAAGAGGGCCAGTTGGATCTGGCAAATCAGTAGGATGTTGTGTTGAAGTTTTTAGAAGAGCTTTGGAACAAAAAAAATCTCAAGACGGACTGCGAAAATCCAGATGGGCTATTATACGAAACACAAACCCACAGTTACGAACTACAACTATTAAAACATGGCTTGATTGGTTCCCCGAAAACGAATGGGGAAAATTTAACTGGTCAGTCCCATATACCCATAGAATTAAAAAAGGCGAAGTAGACCTTGAGGTTATCTTCTTAGCATTAGACAGACCCGAAGATGTAAAAAAACTTTTATCTTTAGAACTTACGGGCATATGGATTAACGAAGCAAGAGAAATACCAAAATCTATTATTGATGCTTGCACTATGCGTGTTGGTCGCTTTCCTTCTATGCGAGATGGTGGGCCGTCTTGGACAGGAGTTATTGCAGATACAAATGCTCCTGAAGAGGATCATTGGTGGCCGATTATGTCTGGAGAAGTTCCAATTCCTGACCATATACCAAAAGAGCAAGCAAAGATGCTTATAAAACCTGATAACTGGGAATTTTTTGTTCAACCGTCTGCCATGATTGAAGAAAAGCATGAAGATGGAGAAATAAAAGATTATATAGAAAATCCTATTGCTGAAAACAAAAAAAATATGTTGAAGTCTTATTATAAAAATTTAATACGAGGTAAGACTAAAAGTTGGATAGATGTTTATGTTATGAACAAACTAGGGTCTATCCAAGATGGAAAGCCTATATATCCAATGTTTGCATCTGAAGTACATATTGCTAAAGAAGAAATACCAATTGCAGCTAATTTACCTGTGTATGTTGGTCTTGATTTTGGCTTAACTCCTGCAGCAACTATTGGTCAAAAGGTAAGGGGTCGTTGGTTTATTCAACAAGAAATTGTCGCTATCGATATGGGAATAGTTCGTTTTGCAGAAGTGCTTCGGCAAGAACTAGCGACAAGGTTCTCCGCAGCATCAGAGGTAATTATTTTTGGTGATCCTGCAGGAGATTTTAGAGCGCAAACTGATGAATCCACTCCCTTTCATATTTTGCGCGGTGCGGGTTTGAGGGCTTTTCCCGCTCCCTCCAACTCTGTTGATCTTCGTCTTGAAGCTGTCTCTTCCCAGCTTACTAAGATGTCTGAAGGTAAACCCGCATTTTTAGTTGACAGAAGATGTTTGCAGTTAATTAAAGGATTTGAGGGCGGTTATCAGTATAGACGTATGGAAGTATCTGGTGAAAGATATTCAGATAAACCTGATAAAAATATGTTCTCTCATATACATGATGCTTTGCAATATATGTTGCTTGGAGCAGGAGAAGGTCGCGCCTTAATGAATACTCAAAAACCAATCAAACCTGTTATTGCAACAAGAAATTTTGACGTTTTCAAAAAAAATCGTATAAGTGTAAAAAAACAACCATTTTGGCAAAGGATGTAGATATGTGTTTTGGCCCATCAAAAGCAGAAAAAAAAGCAGCAGCAGAAGCAAGAATTGCTGCCGATGAAAAGAAACAAGAAGAAATAAATGAAAAAGCTAAAAAGAAAAAAGAAGATATTGTAACTGCAATAACACAATCTAACACTGGTGGAAAAGGCACTGGTCGAGGTGGCAGTTCTTCAACAAGTACTAAATCATCATATGGTAGAGAATCTCTTATGATGGCAGCGGGTCAAGGTTCACAGGGATTTATGGGACGATATGAATAATGCACGATTTAGCAAAAGATAAATTAAAACGATACAAAAAAGCAAAAGCTTTTCGAGAAAAATGGGTTCCTCTATTTGAGGAGTGTTATGATTATTCTCTGCCTATGCGTCAATCATTTTACTATGAAGAAGCAGGTCAAAGGCGTGATGAAAAAATTTTTGATGAAACTGCTGTTGTAGGTGTTCAAGAATTTGCTTCACGATTGCAAGCAGGTATTGTTCCAAATTTTGCTAGATGGGCTGATTTAATATCGGGAAGTGAAGTCCCTAAAGAACAAAAAGAAGCTGTTGATAATGATTTAGACCAGATTACTGACTATGTTTTTGAGGTGTTGCAGAACTCAAATTTTAGTCAGGAAGTCCATGAATCTTTTATGGACTTAGCCGTTGGGACAGGTGTTCTTTGCGTTGAGGAAGGAGATTCAATAAACCCCGTGAATTTCCGAGCGATCCCTCTCCCTCAAGTTGTTTTAGACACTGGCCCCAACGGTGATGTTGACCACATTTTTAGAGAGCGCAAACACATACGTTTTGATGATTTACCTATACTTTATCCAAAAAGTACATTTGACCAAAAAGTATTAAATAATATGAACTCTGATAAAGAAACAACTGTTCTTGAGATTGTTTGCAGAGATTATTCTAAGAAAAATCAAAATGCTTACTATCATTATGCTGTTTGTATGGAAACAGATACAATATTACATGAAAAAAGTATGTCAGGTATAGGATCTAATCCTTTTATTTGTTTTAGATGGAGTCCATCATCTGGTGAAATATATGGTCGAGGCCCATTAATAAATGCATTAGCAGCTATAAAAACATGTAATCTCACTGTTGAGATGATTTTAGAAAATGCTCAAATGGCAATGTCTGGAATTTATCAAATGGAAGATGATGGTGTTGTAAATCCTGATACAATAAATCTTGTTCCAGGGACTATAATCCCAAAAGCTATGGGATCGGCAGGACTTACACCCATAACTCCTGCAGGTAATTTTAATGTTTCTCAACTTATATTGTCGGATATGAGAACAAATATAAAAGAAGCATTGTATAATCAAATGTTGGGAGATCCAAATAAAACTCCTGCATCGGCAACAGAAGTTGCTGAAAGAATGGCTGATTTATCTCGAAGAATGGGTGCGGCATTTGGAAGATTGCAGGCAGAACTTGTTCAGCCAGTTTTACAAAGAGTTATATATATTCTTAAAAAACAAGGTCGCATTGAATTGCCAACAGTTAACGGTAGAGAAGTAAAAATAAGATCTGTTTCACCTTTGGCTCAGGCACAAAACAATCAAGATATAGCAACTGTTGGTCGTTTTTTAGAAATGGTTCAAGGAACTTTTGGTCAACAAATAACACCAATAATTATAGATCCTGAACAAGTTGCTATTTATTTAGCTAAAAAATTTAGCGTACCAGACAGTTTAGTAAGAGATGAAGAGCAAAGAAAACAAATACAAACAATGATGCAACAAATGGCAACTGAAGCACAGGGAGAGCAAATTGCAAACTAAGAAAGATGTTCCTTTTATGGGAATAGATGGGGTTCAACGCAAATCAGATATTGATGAGCAAATAAGTCAAAATGTAGCTGAAATTTTTAAAACACCAACTGGGAAAGAAGTTTTAAGATATTTAAGATCAATTACTATTGAACTTGTTCATGGACCAAATGTATCAACAGAAAATTTACGTCATGTTGAAGGTCAAAGATATATTGTTGGTTTGATTGAGCAAAGAATACAGCATGCACATAGGAGTAAAAATAAATGAGTACGGAAGAAGCTGTTGAAGTAGCACAAGCTGATGGAAGAGATTTTGTTACTGAAGAAGATGTTCAGGCAACAGAAACACCAAGTAAACCAGAATGGCTACCAGAAAAATATAACACACCAGAAGATTTAGCAAAAGGGTATAAAGAACTTGAAGCAAAGCTTGGTGCTAAAGAAGAAGATATTAGAAATGCTATTATTGAAGAGATTCAAACTGAAGCATTTAGTGAAAGACCAGAAACTGTTGGTGATTATCAAGTTCCAGATATTATTGATAGTGATTCTGCAAATGATAATGAATTGTTTCAATGGTGGGCTAATCATGCATTTGAAAATGGTTTTAGCCAAGAAGAATTTGAACAGGGTATAAATATGTATGCTGAAGCATTACAAAGTAATGCACCTGATTTAGATGCAGAAGAAGCTAGACTTGGAGATAATGCTCAAACTCGAATAGAAGCTGCTTCGATGTTTGCTCATAAAATGTTTAGCGAAGATCAAATTCCTGCAATAGAAAGACTTTTTCAAACTGCTGACGGAGTAATGGTTATGGAAACTATTATGGAAGCAATGAAGGATGGTAATTTTTCAGAAGGCGCACAGCCAGTAGCAGGTAAAACCGAACAAGAGCTAAGGGAAATGATGAATGACCCAAGATACTGGAAAGACAGAGATCCCCATTTTATTAAAGAAGTCACAGAAGGATATCAGCAAATCTATAAATGAACCACGAATATTAAAACGTGGTGATTTTTATCTAACGTGTTTGCACTCTCATCATATTGATGAAATAGATATTACTCTTTCACCAGAAAATAAAAGGGAACTAAAACTTTTAGGATATCCAACAACAAGAGCGGCTTTAGATTTGATGTATCAAGAGGCTCAAGCTTATGTTGTTAAAACAGAAGGCGGTCCGATCATAATGACGGGCGGCCTTTTATTTAATGAAGATCAAGATATTCCTCAAATGTTTGCAATGTTTTCAAATAATGCATTTCAAAATTTTACTTTACTAGCAAGAGGTTCAAGAATGCTATTAGAGTATTTAACAAGTTATCATCCAAAGCTAAGTATGACTATTTTGGGTGATTATGATGGTGTAAAACGATGGGCTGAGTGGTTAGGTTTTGAGCCTGTTGGTGTTTTTCATATAAACGAAAATAAATATATTGAATTTATTTATTGTAATTTAAATGAAAATTGTGTTTATGATGAACCACAACGACCCGTAATACACTGATTGGCCCGATAGGATACCCAAGTTGAAGTAGAAAAACGGATACTCGTCGAAACCAGAAACTTCAATTAAGGACTGAAAAATGGCAAATACAATAGACCAAGCCTTTATCAAACAGTTCGAGACAGAAGTACACATGGCGTATCAGCGTATGGGTTCGAAACTTCGTAACACAGTGCGCTCTACAAATGTTACTGGCTCGACTGCGAGATTCCAAAAAATTGGAAAAGGCACAGCAAATACAAAATCCAGAAATGGTAATGTTACCCCAATGGATCTTGCACACACAACTGTAGAAGTCACTATGGCTGACTTTTATGCACCAGAGTATATTGATAAACTTGATGAGTTGAAAATTAATATCAACGAGCGTCAAGCTGTTGCTCAATCTGCTGCTGCTGCTCTAGGTCGTAAGACTGATGAGATTATTACAACAGCAATGGATGCAGGTGCAAACTCAACTCAAATTCATGATACTGGTTCTGCTTTAGAAAAAGCAGATTTGCTATCATTGTTTGAGACTTTTGGTAATGCAAGCATTCCTGAAGATGGTCAGCGTTATCTAGCAATGTCACCCGCAGGTTTTGCAGACTTGTTTGCAATTAATGAATTTGCATCAAGTGACTTTGTTGGGCCACAAAATCTACCATTCGCAGGTGGTATGACAATGAAAGAGTTCTTAGGCTTTAAGATCTTTTCAACGTCTGCTGTCGCAGGTGGTAAAAACTTTGCATATCATACAACGGCTGTTGGCCTTGGCATTAATGCTGATGTTACAACAGAAGTTAATTATATTGCGGAAAAAGTATCACACTTAACCACATCTATGATGTCCATGGGTTCTGTCGTTATTGATAACGAGGGTATCTATGAAGTCTTAGACAATAACTAGGAGGGTTGAATTATGGCTTATAGTGCAAGTGGTTTAACCCGCGTTGGCGGTGACTCAAACGGAAGCTTATGGATGTATCGTTCAGCCGATGCTATAGCGACTGTTCGAGCATCTGGATATTTTAATAGTGCGGCAAATATGTTAGCTGTTCGTGATGTAATTATCGTAGCTGATACAAATACACCAACAACTAATTTATGTACTGTTTTATCTAATACTGGTACTGTTGTTGATTGTTCAGATGGAACAGCAATAGCAGAAACCGATACTGACTAAGGGATGGGGGCTTCGGCCCCCAACTTTCTATGCCTACAGTTGCAGATACACCTATAAAAATTTGCTCGAGAGCTTCCGTTCTTATTGGTGGAAATGATATTCAATCATTTGTTGATGGAACAACAGAATCACAAGTTGCTGATGCTGTTTACGAAGATATAGCAAGAACAGCTTTAACAAATACTCGTTGGAGATTTGCTTCAGATCAAGCTGTTTTAAATAGATTAGAAGAAGCACCAACAGGAAGATTTGATGCTGCTTATCAATTACCTTCAAATTCAATTATGGTTCATGCTGTAACTATAAATGATGTTGTTATCAAATATAACACATATGGTAGTAAAATATTTTGTAATGCCTCTTCTTCGGATGAGGTTATTGCTGATTTTAATTTTAGAGCAGATGAGAATACTTGGCCTCCTTATTTTACTTTAGCTGTCCAATATATGCTTGCAGGAGCTTTTGCTGTTTCTTTAGCAAGAGATGCACAATTAGGTCAGCTTATGGATGAAAAAGCCTTAATATATATGGCACAAGCTAGAAGGCTTGACTCACAACAACAAACAACAGTTAAGCTTAATACATCGAGGCTCATTGCACAAAGGCGTAGTTAATGCAAAAAGTAAGAGTTGCACAAAACAGCTTTCAGTTTGGTGAGGCAAGTGATTCATTAATAATGAGAACAGACAGCCAAGTTTATAGAGGCTCTGCTCAATCTCTTCAAAATATGGTTGTTATGGCTGAAGGCTCGGTAAAGAAACGTTTTGGCTTAAAACATATATACGATTATTCTATTACTTTTAATTCGTCTTATCCAGAACAATCTCATCTAATGCCTTTTATTTTCGATTCAAATGAAGAATATATTATTTCTGTAGAGCATCAGAAGGTAAGATGTTTTCGGCTGCTTACAGATGGAACGATTAGTTTAGTAGCTACTATTACTCAGGATGTAGACTCAGCAACTTTGCCATTTGATAGAGAATATTTGCAAGAGCTTACATATGCACAGTCAGGTGATGTAATGTGGATTTGTCACCCATTATTTGCACCAAGACTATTAGTTAGAACAAGTTTGACTGCATTTCAGGTAGAAACATATTCATTTGACAAAAGTGCAGATAACAAAAGAAATTTTCAACCATATACAAGTTTTCATGCAGCAGGTGTAACTTTAGATCCAAGTGCAACAACAGGAAGCAATGTAACCTTAACAACAAGTGTATCATATTGGGATACAACTGGTTCTCAAAGCGGTGGTAATTATCCTAATTCAAAACACATTGGAACTATAATTCGATATCAACAAAGTGAAATAGAAGTAACAAGCGTTCAATCTGGTACTCAGGCTAAAGGAACAATAACAGATGAATTAAAAACAAGGCTTTCTGTTTTAAATCCATTTAGAACAATTGATGGAAGTACAACTGTTGAAGTAACGCATATTAATCATGGGTTTTCAGGTAGTGAGTCAATAACAATCCAAGAAGCATCTGCAACAGGTGGTATATCTGCTGCTAATTTAAATGGTTCTAGAACTGTTGGCGATATTATTGACCAAAATACTTATCAAATTACGGCAGGAGCGGCAGCTACAAGTGCAGAAGATGGCGGGGGTAGAGTCAAAGTTGTTTGTCATGCCCCCACATCGGATTGGGATGAGCAAGCTTATTCTGCAAAACGTGGTTATCCTGCGGCTGTAGCCTTTCATGAAAATAGATTAGTTTTTGGTGGAACAATAGCAGAGCCAGATACTATTTGGATGTCAAAAGTAGGTGAATATTTTAATTATGATGTTGGTGATGGTGCTGATACTGACTCAATAGTTTTAACTGCTGCAACAGGTAATGTAAATGAAATACGATATTTAAAATCAAATAGAGATTTGCAGGTTTTTACAAATGAAGCCGAACTTTATGTGCCAACTTATTTAAATCAAGCAACAACACCAACAAATGCACAAATAAGAAAGCAAACAACATATGGTTCAGCGTTTGTAATGCCTCATGTTGTAGATGGTGCAACTATTTTTACACAACAAAATGGAAAAATTGTAAGAGAATATATTTATACTGATTCTGAAGATGCTTATACATCGGTTGCTATTTCTACTATATCAAGTCATTTATTCCAAAGTTTACCAAAGTATTTAGCTGTTGCTAATAGTGGTTTTGATTTACCTGATACTTATGCTGTGATGACATTAACCAATGGTAATTTAGCTGTGTTTTCCTCTAATAGAGTTGAAAAAAGAGCATCATGGGTAAATTTTACTGTAAATGGAAATTTTTCATCTGCCGTTGCTATTAAAAATAGAATTTTTATAAATGCTTATGATAGTGATAATAAATTACAGCTTTGTGAATTTAAAGATGATATAGGTTTAGATTTTTATTTATATGTTTCTGTTAGTTCAAGCCTTGCTGATGTAAGTGCTTTATATTCAAGTGGTGATGTTGTAGATGTTTTAGGTTTTAATGGCACTACAGAAGATTTTCTTGGTTCTTTTACTGTAAATGGTTCAAATCAAGTAGATATTACTGGTTACTCTGGATACACACATCTTTATGTTGGTAAAAAATTTGATTCTAAAATAATTACAAATCCTGTTGATGCTTCTTTTGGTTCTGGCCCATCAACAGGTGATATAAGGGGAGTCACTAATATTGTTGTTGATTTTAAAAATACTAAATCAGCTAAAGTAAATACAAAATCAATGATAAATTATGGAAGTTTTACGGGTAAAAAAGAGTTTCGATCACTTGGATATGATCGTAACCCTCAAGTTACAATTGAGCAGAATGAACCACTTCCAATGCAAGTTAATGGTATTATAGCGGAGTTAATTATCTAATGGACCCAATGACTATAGCGGGAATGGCAAAAGGACTTGGATTTTTTATTCAAGGTATTGCTGCTAAAAATCAAGCAAGATTAGATGCTTTTAATGTAGAAACTGAAAGCGTTATGGCAAAAGCACAAGGTTTAAGAGAAGGCCGTATGCTTCTAGAACAGTTTGAAGATATATATAAAAGTAATTTTGCTTTTACTTTAACAAAATTAAATAGAAAAATTACCCCTGATTTAAAAGCTGCATTTGGTAAAGATAGAGATAATGTTGAGGATTCTATTTCTGATATTGATTTTATGACTTTTATAAATGAACTTGGATACAAACAAGAAATAGCTGCTACAAAAAGAAAAGGTAAAGATGCTTTTATGTCTGGTTTGTTAGCAATGGGTCAAACTGGTTTAGAAACATATCAAGATATTCAAGATACAAAACGAACAACTTTATTAATTAAAAAATTAAGTAAAGCATAAACATGACTATAAAAAGAATAGAAAAACAATCTCTTCTAGGACCCATTAGAATCAATACTTCTTCTTCTGGGGGAAGCTCAGTAGGTCAACAGATTGTTCAATTTGCTGATAATCAAAGGGATAGACACTATAAAGTTGCAGTAGCTGCTGCTGAAAACAGTGGCAAACTTTTAGCTGCTGAAGCAGATCTAACATCAATTTTAGATATTGATAAAAATACTGGTAAACCAGATATAATAAATCAGGCAATAAATTTAGGTACTTTTCAAAAAGAAGCTTTTGAAGGTGCTGTTTTTTTAAGATTTAAAAATGCTATTGAAGATAAAATAGCAAGTAAAGCAACTCAACTAACTGCAAAATACGAAAATGAAAATAATGCTCCTGAATTATTTACTCAGGAATTTACAAGTTTTTTAGATGGTTTGGGTAGTGATACAACAGGTTTTTATAAACAATATATAGTAGATCGAGGCGGTAATTATTTAGAAGCCAAAAGAACAGATTTAGAAGTTGCAAGAACAAGACGTATATACGAAGAAACTGTTGCTGAAAAAGAAAAAAAAGTTGCGCAAAATAAAGAATTCTTTTTTCAATTAGGTTATAATTTAGATCATTCTGAATTTGCAGGACGTTTCCAACAAGAAGTAAATGCTTTAAAAATTTATCAAGGAATAAATGCTACTACCGAAAAAGAAATTACAAACTTAAAAAAAGATTTTCGAAAAATAGCTGTTTCAGGTGCTATATCAAAATTATTAGAAGATCCTAATGTTGCAAAAGATGCTTCATCTATACTTCAATATTTTGAAAGCATGGGTAGCAAGAGTTATTATAATATACTTAGTCCTACTGCTAAAGATACCGTTAAAAAAATTAAAAATTTATACGGTAATTTTGTAGAAGGTAATCCAAATGATTATTTGGAAATAGCTAATGATAATCTGCCATTTTTCCAAAATGCAATAAGTATTGGGGAAACCTATCAAAAAATAGACAATGATAGGATGACAAGACTTACTGATTTAATGGAAGCTTTAAATACTTCTAATTCTCAGTATGTTTCTGAAAGAGGTGAAATAGAAAGATGGGTAGGAGGTGTTAATAAAGA